TGCCTGAAGAGGTAGATGACATGCGATTTGCCATATTGGACAACTCAAATCCACAAGAACCTGATTATCATTTTATTCCACTAATCTTTTTGGAAAGTTTCAATGCTCCTGCACTTGTGCTACGCATTGGAGAAAACACCATCAAGATGCCCATGGACTGGCAGATACTCATAGGCGAACCCGAAATAGGTGACTTGGAAGTGCTGCCACTAACATCAATCAACGACCGTGGATTTAGAGTGTTTCAGTTCAATCCACTCACAAGTTTCCGTCCGTCATTCCCGGACATTGAAATCTTGGATGTGTATCATGAAGTATCGTGGTATGCACCCAAGCTAAAAAATGGGCAGCTACTTGCTGTGCCCTTGAACGATGATCCTGATCCAGACTGTGTGTACTTTGTGAAAGACATCAGTCGCAACTGTGAGATAGTAGACTACAACAAGGCTTGGTAACATGGCATACACCGAACCCGAAATATTTGAAACAATCAATCGCTTGTCCAAGATTTATTTGGAAAGTTATCCTGAAGATCGTGAAGGACTTGAACGTTTCCTACGCTGGGCACACTTTCAATATGGCTACAAGTATGGGAACTCTTAAACCCGGCGCCACCTACATCTACGAGCGCAATGGCAATGAAGTGTATGCTAGAGAAGCAGGTGCTGACCCTAGTACTCGGAGATTGATGGGGTACGCATATGATCCTGTAAATGGGCATCATATTGATTACGATAGTAGAACGTCAGATGGTAGGCCCTTGTTTGATCACCTCCAGGAAGATAAAATGTGGGGCGAAATTCGGCGCCTGGCCAAGACCAGTCCTGCTTTACAAGATGCCCTGGAACGTGCTATAATGATATACAAGTTAATCAAAGTAGATGAGCGATAAACTAAACATTGCCAATGAGATGCGACAATTGGATCGCAAAAATAGAAACTTCTATCGCGAACTCACGGAAGAAGAACGCAAGAAGTTCTCTAACTATCTCATGATTCGCTGGGCCAGTTGTGTCGAAGGTAGCCGGGACTTGCAAGAGTTCTATTTGATCTCCACCAATGAGCGATTGAACAAACACTTCTTTAATATTAGCCGGCATCCTGAACTGCAATGGTTATGTGCTACCACAGTGAGTCCAGACATGGGCACACCCAGACACAACTGGATTTCGCCTAAGAAGAAAGAAACAGGCGTAGGAGCAAGTGCTATCAAAAAGCAGTTGGCAGAGTTATTTCCCACCTACAAAGAAGATGAAATAGCCATGCTGGCCTCCATGACCACAAAGAAAGAACTTGATCAATACATCCGAGACCATGGCCGAGACACTAAATGAACTTGCTTGCGGCTACTGCAAGAAAACATTCAGGCGTGCCGAAAGTCTTGTGGTGCATTTGTGCGAACCCAAACGCCGCAGACAGGAACGATCAGAACGTGGTGTTGAACTAGGCTTTCAATCCTACCTGCGATTTTATGAAATTGCACAAGGCAGTGCCCGACTCAAAACATTTGATGACTTTGCAGACTCACCATATTACAAGGCCTTTGTGAAGTTTGGCAGATACTGTGTGGGCACAAAGACAATCAATCCCAGACAGTTCACAGAGTGGTTGTTAAAGCACAACAAAAAAATTGACAACTGGGGTTCGGACAAAATCTACACTGAGTACCTGTTGGACTATTTGAAAGTGGAAGCAGTGGCAGATGCCTTAACACGAGCAGTGGAGTTTGGCATAGACTGGTCGGAAAAACACTCAGCATCACCTAATGATTGTTTGCGCTACGGCAGCACTCATGCCATGTGCCATGCTGTCACAACAGGACGTATCAGTCCTTGGGTGATTTATAATTGTGAGTCAGGACAGAAGTTTTTAGGTGAACTCACGGCAGACCAAGTGGCCATGATATGGCCTTACATAGATAGTGACATATGGCAAAAGAAGTTTGCAGACTATGCCGCAGACGCAGAATACGCAAAACTAATATTGAAACAAGCAGGATGGTAATATGAATACAAGTATATACAGCACAGCACCATACATTACAGTAGATAGTTCTTCTGCTGTCCCTTATATCAGTCCTAGCACTCCTAGTGCAGGTCTAGTTCGATATTACGGCAATGAGATGCAAGTGTATGATGGTGCAGCATGGTTGACGGTGAAAAATTCAGTCAACATTGCTCTAACAGGCGTTGCAGTTGAGGCCATTGGGTGGGCACATAAAAAGATGGAAGAAGAAAAGGAAGCACGTGCCATGGCTGAACAGTATCCTGCCGTGGCAGATGCTTTGAATGCAGTATGGGAATCTGAACAACAATTAAAAACCATTGTGGCATTGTGTAGAACATGAGTGCAGACATTGACATTGACGTTCCAGATCGAAGTAAGATACTAGAACTGATTCAACACACCCCTGCTAGGCAGGTAGTGGATGGTCGGACACGCCGGCACAATTCTGGTATCTACGTCACAGACATTCCGCAAGATCCTGAACACGGCTGTGCGGCTATTGATTATGAGTCAGCAGAACAGCGTGGCTACTTCAAAATTGACTTGTTGAACATGAGTGTGTATCAGTTGATCCAAGATCCTGCACACTACGAAGCCATGTTATCAGCAACCCCTCCATGGTCAAGACTGTGGACGGACAGACCCTGGGCCAGTCAGTTAGTCCATGTAGGAAATTATGTGGATTTGTTGGTGGCTATGCAACCTGACTCGATACCCAGGATGGCTGCTTTTATTTCAATTATTAGACCGGGCAAAGCACACCTACAGCGAAAGCCTTGGGATCAAGTGTTTGCTGAGGTTTGGGATGGAGATGAATCGCGTGGATATACGTTCAAAAAGTCGCACAGTGTAAGTTACGCAGCCTTGGTGGCACTGCACATGAATCTTTTAAACTAACTAGTCTATTCTTCTCACCAAAGTGATGCTCTTTCGTTTGCTCTTTTTGCGAGCAATGTCTACTAGGCTGCACACAGGTCCGTGTAGGATTTCAAGATCTTTATTGCTGAATGTACGCAAGGTCGAACGGAACTTTTCCCAGTCTCCACGCAGGAATATGTTGATAGGGATACTTCTATTGCTTTCCCACCACCAAGTGTTGGCTAGGTCTAAGAACTCCAACTTATCATCTTGTGCAAGCACAGCACCAAAGTCGTAGATGGTTGTTACAGCATCGTCTCTGTTTTGAACTACTCCAATATACTCATTGCTGGCGTAAACGCAAAGAGTTATAAAGGGGTATTTTTCCGCCAGTTTTTCAAAGATGTTATTACCCATAAATACGTGTCGAGGATCCTATGTATTCAACCACTGCTTACTTATATCAACAAATCATTCGGGTACTTTTGATTGACACCAGTGGTGGATACTTTACTGCGAGGTACGACCCAGTGTACGCAAAAACTTTAACTGTTAACAAAGGTGTAGACAACGTTTTGTTGTTTGAATTCATCAACCAAGACCAAAAACCTGTGAATATCACAGGCAGCACATTTAAATTCAGATTGCTGAACCAAACTGGCGACGAATTGTTGATCGAAAAAGACATGACTGTACTTAGTGCCACATTAGGCCGAGTCAAAGTTGTGCTGGACACAGCTGACACCATCAACATCCTAGCACAGCCTGGCAGTTACAGTATTGAGCGCACACAAGGTAACTATGTACAGGCTGCGTTTACCGACGACAATGCTGGTGCTAGAGCAGATTGCGATATTGTGGATTCAGTATTACCACAGTTCATGGCCAGCCAACCAGTGACAATTCCCACGATAAATGGCAAAAATTCGTGGCCACAACCTGGCCCACAATCATGGCCCGACTGGGCATTGAACCCACAACCAATATCACGCAACTATTTGACAGAATACTACTCAAGTTATATCAACACAACTGGTGCCAGTTTGACCACTATCAAGTATGATTTAGATCATTATACCGGCACACTCAAAGTACAAGCGGCACAAGACTACGAATCAATTTGGGTAGATGTCACAGAAAGCCGTGAGTATTTTGACGAAACTGGAACTTTTTATATCAATGTTGTGGGATTCCACCCGCTGTTGCGTTTGGCCATCAACAACAGCCAAGGCTATGGTGCCAGTGCAACTGCTACGGTGGTGGACGGTGTTGTGACCGGTATTGCCGTGAACAATGCTGGTATGGGATACATGGCAGCACCATATGTTCAAATCTTGGGCAATGGTGCTGGTGCCACAGCCATTGCTGCACCATTTACAGGTCCCAGCGGTATTGGTGCAATCACTGTGACCAATGGTGGTTCGGGCTATTTGCCATTGAATTTTGGCGGCACCGAAGCACAGGCTGTGACTGTGCTGATCACAACTGGCTACGTAACCAATATCTTTTATCGTTAAGCATTGCATTTGCGTGACAAATCTGTTAAACTGTACAGATGCTTGACATCCTTGCTTATCTACCTGCAAAAAAGAAACCGACACCCAGTGGGTGGTTGAGTTTCAATGCGGTATGTTGTCAGCACAACGGTTCAACACAGGATCGCCGAGGCAGAGGTGGACTCAAAGCCACAGAGCAAGGTTGGAGTTATCACTGTTTCAACTGTAGTTACACAGCCAGTTTTATCTTGGGTCGTACTGTAAGTTACAAAGCTCGAAAACTCCTGGGCTGGATGGGTGTTCCAGAGATGGAAATAGAGATGTTGAATCTGGAGAGCCTGCGACATCGAAGCATCAATGGCATCTTAGAAGATCGACAACAGATGTGGAACACATTGAGCGGTGTTTCATTTGAAGAACGAGACTTGCCACCATTTGCTGAATTGCTGACACCTGAACACAAGTTTTATTGGAACTATGTGCGTGGCAGGCATGTGCCCGAAGACTTTCCGGTCATGGTGCAGATACAAAATGATGGCATACACTGGACAAGATTGCATGTGGTCATACCATTCACCTACGACAACAAAATTGTGGGATACACCTGTAGATTTTTAGATGACCGGCAACCCAAGTTTATCAGTGACAGTCAACCTGGTTATGTGTTTGGCACAGACTTACAACCTACAGATTGGCAGCATGTGATTGTAACCGAAGGCATCTTTGATGCACTCAGCATAGGTGGTGTGGCAGTGATGCACAATACCATAAATGATGCACAAGTTAGATTGATACGCAGTCTAGACAAACAGATCACAGTGGTACCAGATCAAGACAAGGCAGGCGTTGAATTAATTGACCGTGCAGTGGAACTGGGTTGGGCAGTGAGCATACCAGACTGGCCTGCAGGCTGCAAAGACGTCAACGATGCGGTGATAAAGTTGGGCCGATTAGGTGCCCTGCTAACTATAATGCAATCGCGAGAGACCAGTAGAATCAAGATAGAACTAAGGAAAAAAGCACTTGTTAAAAGACTACAATAGACTTTGGGTATTTGGTGATAGTTATACAACCCCAGATTTTTGTGTAAGCCCACAAGATAGTTTCTGGGGACTAACTGCCAAACATTTAAATGCTAAAGAAATTATAAACTGTTCATGGCCAGGTAACAGTTTTAGCAGTGTTTGTCACTTGCTGGTGGGCATGCAACAGCAATTTAATTTCAATCAAGACTTTTTTATAATTGGAGTACCTCCTCTAGAACGACTAACAGTTTTTGACAATTTTAAAAATACCAAATATAATGCTAAATGTTTTAAAACTGATACCTGGAGTAAAACACAGCAACGACTTGACTGTCACACAGGATTGCAAATAATAAGAGGTCACGAAGCCCAACAAATGGTTGTTTATGAAGACCGTTCCTGGACTGAGACTCAAGCATTGACAACATTGTTTTTAATAACTACCTGGTTGGATTCCGTCAATGCAAATTATTTGGTAGTGAATCTAGGCAAGCCACTCGATGCCAACAATAAATGGGGGCCAAGTGAATTTGTATTGCCATTTTGTCAAAATCACAGTAGATGCATACTGTTTGAAGATACCTATTACTCGGTGAATGTAAACCTCAACAAGCCAGCAGATTTCAAACAACACGGATGGCAGGGACATCACGGACCAGCAGGCAACGCACATTTTTTTGAGACCAGTGTAAAGGGAAGACTTTGTTAAAAGAATACGGACTTGACGTTCAGCGACTATTTTTAGAAATGATGTTGGAAGACGCACAGAGCTATGTGCGTGTGCAGAATATCTACAACCCACAGAACTTTGATAAAAGTTTGCGACCAGCGGCTGAGTTCATAAAAGAACACTCGGACAAGTTTAAAACCCTGCCTGAACGCACACAGATTAGTGCCGCAACTGGTGTAAAACTACAACCAGTGCCGGACTTGAACGAAGGCCACTACGACTGGTTCATGAGTGAGTTTGAAAGTTTTACCAAGCGCCAAGAACTTGAACGTGCTATTTTGAAGTCAGCAGACTTGTTGGAAAAGGGTGACTTTGAGCCAGTTGAAAAACTGATCAAGGATGCGGTACAGATATCATTGACCAAAGACTTGGGCATGGACTTCTGGTATGATCCTGAAGGCATGCTCACACGTTACTTTGACTCTGGCGGACAAGTGTCAACAGGTTGGCCGCAAATGGACCGACTACTGTATGGCGGGTTTAGTCGTGGTGAACTCAATATCTTTGCAGGTGGATCAGGCTCAGGCAAGTCACTTGTGATGATGAACATTGCACTGAACTGGGTACAACAGGGATTGCATGGTGTGTACATCACGCTGGAGTTGAGTGAAGAACTCACAGGTTTGCGTACAGCGGCTATGTTGACAGACATGAGCACCAAAGACATTCGACGCGACAAAGATGCGGCAGCAATCAAGATCAAAATGATTGGACGCAAAGCAGGTAGTTATCAGGTCAAAGCATTGCCGGCACAAAGCAACATCAATGACATACGTGCGTTTTTGAAAGAATATCAAATCAAAACAGGGCACAAAGTAGACTTTATCATGATTGACTACTTGGACTTGCTGATGCCTGTGAGTGCCAAAGTCAGCCCCAACGACTTGTTTGTTAAAGACAAGTATGTGAGTGAAGAATTGCGCAACTTGGCCAAAGAACTGGGCATATTGATGGTAACTGCGAGTCAGTTAAATCGATCGGCTGTGGAAGAAATTGAGTTTGATCACAGTCACATTTCAGGTGGTATATCTAAAATCAACACAGCAGACAATGTGTTTGGTATCTTTACTTCACGTGCTATGAAAGAGCGTGGCAAGTATCAGATACAGTGTATGAAGTCTCGGAGCTCGACCGGCGTTGGTCAAAAAATTGATTTGGAGTACAACATTGAAACAATGCGCATTACTGACGAAGGTGGAGAAGATGGAGATCAATACTCCAAGAAACCATCAACATCAATCATGGATTCGATCAAAGCCCGCAGTCAAGTTACCCCGGCTGCTACAAGTGAAGATACGCCACCATGGGAAAGCCCGACCCCTGGTGTAGACGTTGCCAAAGTATCAGGCGATGTGCAAAGTGCCAAACTCAAACAACTGCTTGGCAAGATCAAAACTGGTTAAGCCGCAGTAATCACAGCAGTCCAAGTAGTAATACCATTAGTGTTGACATACATGCGATCGTTTGTGGTGCTACCATCAGTGCGTAGATACAACGATCCCTTGGCCGCAGTTAAAGTAGGTACACCTGAACCAAAGAACACGCCAAGATTGGCAGTGCTTGACAACTTGTAACCAGCACCAGTTGTGCCACCTGCAGGTACAGCAGTGCCTGATAGTATAGTAGCATTGCCCAC